TGCTGACACTCGAGTTGGGCGATCTGAAGGAGGCCGGGTTTGACCTGGGTCTGACGGGCTTCCTCGACGGTGAGATCAAGGAGTTGTTCGCGCGGCAGGCGATCAAGGCCGGGCTCACAGATCCCGACGCTGCTCCTGAGCCGCCCGAGGTGCCGACGACTCGGCTCGGCGATGTCTGGCTGCTCGGCAGCCACCGCCTGGTCTGCGGCGATTGCACAATCGCATCGGTCGTCGAGCACGCCCTCGATGGCGCTGCTCGGCCGCTGTTGATGGTCACGGACCCGCCCTATGGCGTCGACTACGATCCCGAGTGGCGCCTGCGGGCCGGCGTGAACAAGCAGCATCAGGTTCGAGCCGAGGGCGTGGTGCAGAACGATGACCGCGCCGACTGGTCGGAGGCCTGGGCGCTGTTCCCCGGCGACGTCGCCTACGTCTGGCACGGCGGGCTTCACTCCTCAGCGGTCGAGCGCTCGCTCGAAGCGGCGCGCTTCGCGGTGCGCTCGCAGATCATCTGGGCGAAGGGCTCGCTGGTGATCGGGCGCGGCCACTATCACTGGCAACATGAGCCGTGCTGGTATGCCGTCAGGGCCGGCGCGACCGGGCATTGGGCTGGCGACCGCAAGCAATCGACGCTGTGGTCGTTCCCCAACGTTCACCGCACCCAGGGCGACGTCGATGACGGGCGCACCAACCACAGCACGCAAAAGCCGGTCGAGGCGATGCTGCGGCCGATCATGAACAACAGCCGCGCGGGCGAGACGGTCTACGAGCCCTTCAGCGGCTCAGGCACGACGATCATCGCGGCCGAAACGAGTGGCCGCACGGCGCTCGCCATTGAGCTCAACCCGACATACGTCGATGTGGCGGTGATGCGCTGGCAAGACTTCAGCGGCGAGAGCGCGGTGCTCGAAGGCGACGGGCGCTCGTTCGTAGACGTCAGGGCTGAGCGCGTAGGAGATCAGCATGGCCAACGGCCGGAAACCGAAGCCCACGCACCTCAGGCTGCTGCACGGCAACCCGAGGAAGGAAGCGCTGCCCGCCGATGAGCCCGAGGGCGTCGGTGTCCTGTGGGCACCGCCCGCGTGGTTCGACGAAGATCAGCGCGCGCAGTGGCACTATGCCATCGAGAGCGCGTCGCCCGGCTTGCTCACCACCACCGACCGCGAGGTGCTGGTCGTCTGGACGGTGGCCAGCGTCGAGCACGCGAAGGCGGCTCAGGAAGTCCGCAAGCTCGGGCAGGTCGTGAAGACGAAGGAAGGCAACGCGATCCAAAACCCGTTCTTACCGATTGTGAACCGGCAGGCGCTGATCATGATGCGGGCCGGTGCCGAGATGGGCTTCAGCCCGGCGTCACGCGCGAGCATCGGGCGCGGTGAGCCGCTGCCGGCCGGACGCGCTGGTCAACTCGCCGGCACGCCGCTCGCCGCCTACCTCGCGGAGAAGCCTGACAAGCTCGACGACGAGTAGCATCGCTGTTCCCTAGCTCGGGATATATCAGCCAACGCAAAAGCCCCGGCGGTGAGGCCGGGGCTTCAGGTATCAGGCTCTAGAGCACCGCGTTCCAGGCGGCCTCGTAGGGGGCCTCGGGATCGGGCTCAGGCGGCTCGGGCGCTTCGAAGTCACCGGGCTCGCGGTCGTCGCCCTCACGCTCGTCGACGGGCTCACCGTCGATGGGATCACGCGGGCCGGTCATCACTTCGCCTCCTTCGTCGACGCGATGGCGGCGATCATCTCGCGGTGCTGCTTAAGCTCGCGGGCCTCGTCAGCGGCGGTGCGGCCGGTGAAAGCCCAGATGAACGCGCCCACCCAGCCGATCAGCGTCCAGCCGAGGAAAAGGTTGAGCAGCACCACGCCAGCGGTGCCGTTCACCTTGCTGCGCGCGCCCGCGATGATCGAGGGCAGGAAGTAGATCGGCAGCAGGATCAGGAAAAGAATTGCAGTCATTGATCGTCTCTCCAAATAGGGGCTCAGGTTGAGCCCCGGCACTGGAGCAGCCCCGCGTCGGCTTTCACCGAGCGGGGCTGGCCAGCCCTGAGCGGGTGAGCCGGCTCACCTCACCGGGCAGGTCTCGTTTTCGAAGTAGTCGCGCAGGGCGGTGGCGCGGTAGCGATCCGACATCGGGCCGGCGAGGCAGTCGACCGTGCTGAGCAGCCGCGCGTAGCCGCGCCGCGTGCGGGGCTTCTTGCCCTCCTCGTCACGGCGGCGACCGTTGGCGTCTTCCCAAAGGGCCTGCATGAGGGCGACCACCGCGATGGCGGCGAGCGTCTCCTCAGTGAACCAAGCGGCCGGCTCAGGTGAGCGCGGGCCGCTGCGCTCGAAGGCCTCGACGACATCGGCATCCTGATCGTCAAGCTCGTCGGCCAGGACCGATGACGCGCCCGGCGTCGCGCCGCCCTGGTTCGCGGCGTCAGGCTGAGCCGCCGGCCGCATCATGAGGTATTCCCAGGTCTCGTGATCGCGCGTCGTCTTGTTGTGGTCATAAGCCCACATGACGAGGTGCCGGATGTTGTCGAGCGTGACCGGCACCATCGGCTTGGCCACCCGGCCGTCGACGCCGCGTGAGTCGTCGGCAAAAATGATCGAGCCGTCAGCGCAGAGCTTGGCGCGGATGACTTGGCCCTCGGCAGTGTACTGGCGGCCGGTGTTGAATTTGATTTCCATGATCGTCTCCTTGTGACGGGCTGATCCCCGCACGCCCTCAGGCCCGCGCTGGTTTCCCAGGCGGGCCGTCGGTGAGCGCGGGCTGCGCTACTTGGCGATGCGGTAGACCGTGCCGCGCTTGTCATCGGCCTCGGCAGTGACCTTCAGGCCGAGGCGCTTTTTGATCGCGCCGGCAATCGCGCCGCGCACCGTGTGCTGCTGCCAGCCAAACTCCTTGGCGGCCTCAGTGATGCTCATGCCCTTGGCGGTGCGCATCGCGGCGATGAAGCGAGCCTGCTTCGAGTCGGCGCGCTGAGCGGGCTGCGCCGCCTTCGCGGTCTTGCCCTTCGCGCGCTTGCCCTTGGCCGGCTTCTTCGCCTTGGCGCGCTTCGCCTTGGCGATCTTCTTCGCCGGCTGAGCGGCGGTGACGGGCTTCACGGTCTCGGTGGTGTTGGCAGTCATGATCGTCTCCTGGGTAGCGATGACCGGCGGCCCCACGGGGCTCCCCGGTGAGGCGAATGCCTCGCTCAGAAATTCGCTCCAGGGGGCCAAAAAGCCGACCGCTGTTGCTGTTCTGCCATTGCTTTGATTGAGGGCCGCCGAGCATGGCTGCAAAAAAACGGGCCAAACGGCGGGGTTTAGCCGGGCCGGGCTCAGGCTCACCGGGCGATGTTGTTGACGAGGCGACCGCCTACGCGCGCGCCGTTGTAGCGAAGGAGATTGTCGCCTGCCGGCTCGTGATCCTGGCGTGCAAGCGTCACCTCCGCGACCTGAAGCACGGCCACAAGCGCGGCCTGATCTGGCGCGCCGACGTCGCTCAGCATCGCATCAACTTTTACGCGCGCTTCCTCCGTCACTCGAAGGGCGAGTGGGCGCGCAAGCCGGTGCTGCTGAGCGGCTGGCAGAAGTTCGAGATCGGCTCGGTGTTCGGCTGGAAGCGCCGCGATGGCACGCGCCGCTTTCGCTACGTCTACGTCGAGCTTCCACGAAAGAACGGCAAGAGCACGCTGCTCGCCGGCGTCGGCCTCGACATGCTGACGTGCGATGGCGAGCAAGGTGCCGAGATTTATGCCGCCGCCACCAAGCGCGATCAGGCGCGCATCATCTTCGACGAAGCAAAGCGGATGGTGACGACGTCGCCCGACCTGCTGCGCATCGTGAGCCGCTTCAAACTCAATCTGTCGGTCGACGTCACCAACTCGAAGTTCGAGCCGCTGTCATCGGACGAGAACACGCTCGACGGCCTCAATCCGCATTGCGTGCTGGTCGACGAGCTTCACAAGCACAAGACCCGCGCGCTGCTCGACGTGATGGACACCGCGCTCGGCTCACGGCGGCAGCCGCTGCTGTGGATCATTACGACGGCCGGTGATGACAGCCCCGAGAGCGTCTACGCAGCGGAGAACGACTACGCCATCAAGGTGCTCGAAGGCGTGCTCGAAGACGACGACGTGTTCGCCTTCATCGCGACCATCGACAAAGGCGACAAGTGGGACGACCCGCTCGCCTGGGCGAAGGCAAACCCCAACCTCGGGATCAGCGTCAAGCTCGACGACCTGCAGCGGCAGGCGCGCAAGGCGAGCAAGTCACCGGGCGCGCTGAGCGCCTTCAAGCGGCTGCGCTTGAACGTGCGCACCGCCTCAGCCGAGGCCGCCATCGACATGGCGACCTGGGCGAAGAACAGCCGGGGCCGCTTCGACCCGGACAAGCTCGAACGCTCGCGCTGCTGGGGCGGCCTCGACCTGTCGTCGAAGATCGACATCACCGCGTTCGTAAAGTTGTTCGAGCCTGACGAGGAAGGGCGCATGCGCGTCGCCGCGCGCTTCTGGATGCCGGCCGACACGCTGGAGGAGCGCGCTGATCGTGACCGCATGCCCTATCGGCGGTGGGTCGACGAGGGGTGGATCGAGGTGACGCCGGGGAACGTCATCGATCACGCCGAGATCAAGGCGGCTGTGCTGGCCGACACAAAGCGCTTCGACTTGCAGGACATCGCCTTCGATCCGTGGAACGCCACCCAGCTATCGGGTGAGCTCATGTCCGAGGGCGTGAACATGGTCGAGTTCATCCAGGGCCTGCGCTCCTACACCGCGCCGACCAAAGAGATGCGCGCGCTCATCGCCGGCCACCGGCTCGACCACGGCAACAACCCGGTGCTGACGGTGATGGCCTCGAACCTGAAAGTGCAGACCGACAAAAACCTAAACGAGATGCCGCACAAGCAGCACAGCATCGGCCGCATCGACGGCATGTGCGCGCTGATCATGGCCATCGGCCGCTACAGCGCGTCGCTCCAGGGCGGCGACCAGTCGATCTTCATCATCTGAGGAGCAGCACCCCATGCCGACCAAGACCGGGCTCACACGCCCGCGCGCGGGGCTCGGCCTCGCCTCGAACATGCCCGCGAACACCGTCCAGAAGCGGCCCGGCAAAGTGGTGTCGGCTGCCGTCAAGAGCGCCAAGCCCAAGCCCAACACGGTCGGCCGGAGGGACAAATGAACCAGCGCGAAGCCCCCAAGGTCGGCGAGCGCCGGCAGCGTGACGGTTCGCTGGTCGCCGCGATAGGCGACAACAGCGACCGCAGCATGACGTTCGTCGCCAGCGATGAGAGCGTCGACCGTTACGGTGACATCATCCGCGCGAGCGGCTGGGACCTGAGCAACTTCAAAAACAACCCGGTGCTGTTGTTCGGCCACGACAGCAGCGCGGTGCCGATTGGCAAGGTGCCCGACATCCGCGTCGAGGGCTCGCGCCTGATTGCCGGCGTGAAGTTCCGGCCCGAGGGCGACAGCCCGGCGGCCGATGATGTCTACAGCGCGCTGCAGGGCGGCTTCCTGAGCGCGGTGTCGGTGGGCTTCCTGCCGACCGTCAAGCCCAACATGATCTGGGCCGACGACGATCCCAAGCATGAGAAGTGGCCGACCGGCTACGAATTCGTCGGCCAAGAGCTTCTGGAATTGAGCGTGGTGCCGGTGCCTGCCAACCCGCAGGCCCTCGCCCTCGCTCGCTCGCTTCATCTCAGCGAAGCGACGCAACGCCGACTGCTGATCTTCGACGAGAGGGAAGTTTCCCGCGTCGCCGCTCAGCACCGGCGCACTCAACTCACCATCGCGCGGCTGCGGCCGCGCAGTCATGGAGGAAACCATGTCGCTTAGGAAACAGATCGACAGCCTGCAGGTGAAGAGGAACAAGCACCTCGACGCCATGACGGCGCTGTCCGAGTTGGCGGCCGGCGAGAACCGGCTGTTCACCGAGGAAGAGCAAAAGGCGTTCGACAAGGACAAGGGCGAGGTCGACGACATCGACGCGCAGATGAAGCGCCTCGAAGACGCCGAGGCCATGATCGCCAGGAGCGCGCGGCCGGCACCGTCGCCGCTCAATCCCGACCCGCAGCCCGAGCGGCGCGCCTTCAAGCCGTTTCCAGGGCAGGCGTTCACCCGCTTCGTGGGTGCGCTGGCGCTCAGCAAGGGCAATCTCATGCAGGCGGCGGAGATCGCCAAGCGCTGGGAGCATGAGACGCCAGAGGTGACGAGCCTGCTGCGCCACGCCGTCACCATCGGCAACACCAACGACCCGGCGGCGTGGCTTCAGCGCGCGGCCGTGGCCGTGGGCAACACCACCGATCCGATCTGGGCCGCGCCGCTGGTCAACTATCGGATCATGACGGAGGAGTTCATCGCTCTGCTGCGGCCGTTGACGGTGTTCGGGCAGTTGAGCGGCTACCGCACGGTGCCGTTCAACATCAAAATCCCGCGCCAGACTGCGGGTGCCACCGCGAATTGGGTGGGCGAAGGCGCGTCCAAGCCGGTGAGCAGCAACGCGTTCGACATGGTCACGATCCCGTGGACGAAGATGGCGGTAATCATCGTCATTACGCAGGAGTTGGCTCGCTTCTCCATGCCCAGCGCCGAGATGCTGGTGCGCGATGACATGCTCGCGGCCATCGCGCAGTTCATCGACAACCAGTTGCTGCTCGATACCGTGACGGCGATTGCCGGCGTGCGGCCGGCGTCGATCACCAACGCGGCGCACAAGGTGCCGTCGACCGGCTCGACGGTGGCGGCGGTGACTGCCGATCTCGCCACGGCGATGCTCTACATGACCACCGCCAACATCAACCTCACCAACCCGGTGTGGCTCATGAACCCGGCGACGGCGATGTTCCTCGCGACCTTGCGGACCGCGCAGGACGTCTTCGCCTTCCCTGGCATGGGCATGGGCGTGACGGGCGGCCTCCAGCCGGGCAGCGGCTCGACGGAGATCGCAGCGCAGGGCCGGACCCGCACCTTG